TCTCGCATAATTTGGGATTTTGCAGCCTGAATAGGCTTTAAGTAATCCGCTGGACACGAACCGATTGCAGTGTGTGGTTCAGGGTCAGGGCAGAACATAGCAATAGGTAGGTCATCCCATTGTTCTACATTCAACACATTCACACCTTCACCCGCAGTACAAACTCTTATTCTTTCATCAATGCCATCGCCATCAAAGTCATAAAAAAGATAATGTTCAACATATAAAACTTCTTTCGCCCCAGTATCATTTCTATCTGGGTATACCATGTTGTCAAATGGATTTCTTGCCTCTATCTCGTCATAGGCTTCTGGGTCAACTGCACTAGAGCTTTGGGTTGCGTATTGTTCTATTTCGTCTTGGTCGTATCCCATAGCAACCAAATCAGAAACAGATTTAATCATTCTGTGGGCCACATAAGATGCAGACTCAAGATCTCTAGCGTTCCTAGAAATTAAAACTTCTTCGGGTGGTATTGATTCAATACACACTTGGTCTTTAGATTTAATTCTACGAATGGTTAGATCATACTTGGCTGGAATCTCTTGGATTATTTCTTCACCAGATAGCGGATCAACCTGTGTAATGGTTTCCATGGTGACAGATTCTTTAACGATCTCCACATTAGGGTCAAGCACTAAGGCTTGATATGAAACAGGATCTAAGTCTGTGTATTCGCTGGTAGATGCTGAAATAGAATCATCCCAAAAGACTTTGACAAAACCACTCTTTCTAACCAACGCATCTTTAAACGCATCGTATAAAACTTGAAAGCCTTGGTTTTTTTCTTGAATGATGTAATTAACATAATTGGTTTGTTGCTCGGCAACAGGGATATCTTCTGGGCCATGTGGTACAAATTCAACAATCTTTTTAGTACCAAAGAAGGTACGCATGATAGATGGCAACATAAACAAAATGCTATCTCTAACATCAGTTGAAACAAATTCAGACTGCATACTAGATTGTGCTTGTGGTTGTTCACCTAAATAATACTCAGTTGACTCTGCGCGTTCTGCTCCAACTTGATGAATGAAATCTTTTGCATCATCCATCTCTGACTTAATAACACCAGCAAGGTGTTCCATATCGGTTTCGTCTTGAACTTCTACTTCCATTTCAGAAGATTCTTCTTCATAACCTTCTAATAATGTTTCAATTTCTTCTTCGTATTTATTCTTTGCCATAAATTATCCTGTTGGAATAAAATTTTTTTATTTTGAATTTTTAAGAATTCTTTTTATTTCAGCTTCGGTTAATTGCCCGCTGCCTATTCCTAATTTTTTACTTGCTAACAATTCATCAAACATTGTTCCAGCTTTTTCTACATTGAGACCTTTTTTACCAACAAGCATATCGTATTCTTTATTAGTAAGTGCGCCTCCGCCAACTCTTTTAACTCCAACTCGTTTAACTTTTTTATTTTTCATAATTATTTGATCCTCACCCCACTCGAATGATTCGAGATTTTAAAGGTTTTTTGAAATTATAACCGAAAACACTCTCGCTTCCACTAAAACTTGCGGCAGAACTTGCCATGGTTAATGCAAGTGCATCTGCTTTGTCCGGGGATTTGATTCCTCTTTTCTTCATTTCTTCTTTTGACTCTATCTTTATTTTTCCAGTCGAGGTATATTTATAGAGAGGCGCAGCCAATTCCGAGACAAGCTCATCATCAATAGGAAGTCGGCAATCACGCTGCGCCAACCATTCTTTTATCGCAAACCATAACTCAGCGCGTAAGTTCAAATAATTTTTTCTACTGCTTGGGGACTCAGATACATTAATCCCACGCACAGGCAAATTTTGTTCTCTGAGTCTGTCCACCACGCCCGCGCCAAGTCCAATCACATCCACTAATATTTCTTGTGGGCGTTCCATGACAGTCGCATCATCGTAGCGATTTTTAATCACACCACAAAGTTGCATTAAATCCATAGAGGCAAATGATTTAATTTCTAAAACTGTATTACCCTGGCGCACACACAAAGCAGAATTATCGCCACCGAAGCGGGCAACATCTAAACCCCAAACTATGGGTTCGCTGGCGGTGAGGGCGACATCACGATCTACTGCTGCGCGTATAAGTTCCATAGATATCACAGTATCATCGTCAGCTTTTGGAAACTCGCCCATGACTTCTACGCGGGAGACTGTCGAATCTTCGCCATATTGTTCAATCATGGTTTGAAATAGCTTCTGATCTGTGCCTTCGACTGTGCGTGAGTCTACCTGTAGCGACTGCCAAAAACTGCGTTTGCTGTGAAAAGAGTCATAAAATGGCCCAGTGTTGCGGCGCGGGTTGGAGAAAGTAAACCAATAACGATCTTTGGTAGGCTCAGAAAAGAAACCTTCAGAAACCGAGTAGATGGGCGCGGGAATACCTGATGCCTCATCCATGATTAAACAAACTCCGTAGGAGCTGTGAATACCAGCGAAAGCATCCGGGTTTTCTTCTGACCATAACTGCGCTTGTGCATAATAGTACCCAGTATCTATCTTTAGGTCGCGCTCTAGTGCCTCTTGAAACCACCCAGCAGGTTTAATCGTGGTAGCAGTTTTCATAAACCAATGAGAATTGATGGCGAGGGTGAGCCATTTGCCTAATTCAGCCCAAGTTCTTGATCTAAGCTGCTGTTCGGTGTTGGCGGTCACAATAATAGTTGCGCCAAGCCTTGTAGAAAGCATCCAAATGATTAACCAAGCTACTAATGCTGATTTACCAATACCACGACCAGATGCTACAGCTAATCTGAACATCTCTGGTAACTCTATGCTGTTGTTTCTTTGTATATGCGTTGTAATATCTCGCAAAATTTTTTCCTGCCACTTACGAGGCCCATCAAAATGTTCGAGGGGGGTGTCTTTTTGTCCCCATGGGAAGGCAAACTTAACAAAGTTATATGGATCATCTTTTATATTTATTGACCATAGTTCGGTCATTAATTGCTTTTCTTGTTTAGGGTCGTATTTCATTATAATTTCTAATTAGTTTGATGTTATTTTCTTTGTAATCCTTTTGATAATGTATGCACCCCGTAGAAAAGCCAAAAGGAAATCCATGTTGATTACCACCGCCCATGTGTATAATTTCTTTAATACCACCATATTCACATATCTTTGTGTCTAACCTTTTACCTTTAAAAACTTTTGTTAATGGGCAAAAGAAAACCACATTATTAGCAATATCAAAAGATTTAAGTAAAAAGTCGTCAAAAATGCTAAATGGTGGATTTGTTATTATCCAATCTACTTTTTTTGTGTAATTAAAAAAGTCTTTACCCTCTGATATTTCACACCAATCTGTGTCTCCATAATTTTGTAAAGAATTGTAAAAAGCACCATTGCCTTTGCATGGCTCAAGCAATTTTCCGCTTGGTGCAAAATAATCAACAATCCATTTTGCAGTATTTGGATTTGTCATTACCACATCATTAGGTGTTTTTTTTCTTTCTTTTGGGGTGCTTACTCTTCCTGTATATTTCATAAAAAAAAAATTAAAAAATTTTAGTGCAAGTGTTCTAAATTTTTAGCCCCCGCCGCAAAAGTGACCGGGGGGGTTGCAAAATCGGAGAGTAGATCTTGCCGAGCTGCCCGGTCGTGACATGGATACAGTAAGGGAGATGAGAGAGTTCCCACGCCTAGCTCGTATTTTTCGTTGGCAACAAGTCCTCTGAAAGGACACGCTGTGAATTAGGCTGATCTTCTACGACTTTGCCCTCGATCACACGACTCTTTGCAGAATCCAGGACTTCAGCTAGATTTAAGTTATGTTGGACTTCAGCTCTGTCCATCCATGAACCACTATCACGATTCTTGAGGAAAAATATCTGGGCCGTAGTATTTCCATCGAGAGCTGAAGTGTAAAGTGCGTTGGTCACCGCGGCAATTGCTTTTGCTCTTCCATTCTTTAATGCGACTTCAAATTCCCCCTTTTCTCGTTTTCTTCGATCGATCGTGGATGTTGATGTATTCAAAAGCTGCGCTATTTGTTTTTCAGATAAACCATTACCAGCCCATCTTTCGATGTTTTCAAAGTCTTCTTCAGTAAATTTGATCCGTTTACGACCAGCTTTGCCTTTTAAATAACTGTAATCTTTGTCTGCCATACGAAAATTCTACTTTATATAGCATCAATCCCCTATAGATTTTGACATACTTAATTAGGTATTAGTGTAGAAAAGAGTTGCATTGTGCGTTCTATTTGATATAATTATTGTGTAGCCAAGAAAAGCTACCATTTAAAAGGAGAGATAAATGACAAACCCAAGAAATTTAACTATAGGTTGGTGTGAAATTACCACAAGACATCCAAACGGAAAAATGGGCGTTTTAGTAGGAAATATTAGAGAAGTTGGCAAAAACTCTTGTGAAGTAGAAATACCTAAATGGAATGGTGAAGCAGAAGAAGTTGTGACAAGAACAATTCCTAATTGCTTTTTAACAAACACAGAAGTTTAATTTTAAATAAATAAACAATCCACTAGCCGAGTTTTATGCTCGGCTTTCGTGGTATAACCAATTCATTTTATAGGAGAGATAAATGAAAGACTTTGCACATAAACTGCATAAACCACAACAACCAAAACCATGGACTGATGTAGCTCGTGAGATGACTGAGAACTTAATCTTTGTCATAGCGACTGTGTTGGCTTTGGCAATCATTATCAAGGGAGTAATGTAATGGAAGATATAAAGACTTATTTAGACGAAGGTGAACACAATAGTAGTTGGTCAAATGATTGGAAAGACCCGGACAACTTTTGGGGAAACAATGCTCAAGTTCATGTTTACTACAATCGTAATTGCAGCTTTAAACTCAAGCGAGAAATTTGGCATGGTTATAAAACCAAGATCATTAAACCAAATGACATCGAGATACTTACCAACGACACGCCATTTACCAAAGCAGAGTTAAAGACAGCTCTGATAGAGAAATGGTTTGCATGGGAGAATGAGAACACAAGACAAGCCAACAACAAGGGTGCGCGAGAGCGTAGAGCAAAACAAAAGGAGATAGCGTAATGTCAGTCACACACTACAACTTTAGAAAACCAAAGATCAATCGCCAAGAACATGAGGCGATCAATAAGATCTTAACGCATCCACACTTCAACGCCTTAATTAATGCTGAGGCCCTTGATGTATTAACCGAGCTTGGAATCAGTGCTAAACAGTTCCAAGACATTATTAATAAAAATAAATCAATTTTAAAAAGCTATAAAACCAAGGAGATAAAATGAGTAAAAAGAAAAACCACGCACCATATACTGTAAGTGATACAGAAAGATGGATGAATTGTCCAGGCAGTAAAAAGAAATTACCAAAGTTTGTTCTTTATGGCAAAGGCGGAATAGGTAAAACTTCTTTTTTAACATCAACTATGAACCCAATAATAATTCAATCAACCGAGGAAAAGAAAAAATGACACAGCATACTGACAAAGTAGAAAAGCAACGAGAGTTATTAAAGATTGAGGCTTTGGATAAAGAAATCAAAGCCATCGACATTCGCCCCGGGAGGATACAAACTTGGTATCAATCTGGGCGCGTGGTGACAGATTATCCAAGAGATAAGCGTAAAAAGAAAACCACTGAATACCGAGGTTTAAATGATTGAGATAATCGGCTACATCTTTGGTATCGGTTTTTTGATTTGGTTATTCGTAGTGCTAACATTATGGTTAATCATTAAACATTGGGAGGACAGATAATGGCCTACGAAATAGCAGAATATAAATACGCCACTCATATGAAGTCTGTTTACGGATTAGTCGGTGATATAGAATATCCAAGCAGAAAACACTCGCAACAAGACAGCGAGGGCAATTGGATTTTAGTATCCTACAGCGGACACAAGATGGGTAAAGTCTTAACCAACGGAAAAGTTATCGCATAAAACACGGGCCATTGAATAGGTTGCTACTCTCCTTCCCCCAAATAGTGACCTAGGCCCACCAACAGAAAATGTTTCCGCCCACGCGCCTGACTTTTTTTCAGGCGTTTTTTCTCATCCTCTAATACGATCCACACTAGGTTCTTATCGCTCAACTCCTGCAACGCCCGCCCACAGGTTTTTCTATTCAGTCCCACCATCTGCGTATAGTAGTTCAACGCATCGTGCGAACTAAAAGTCTCATATCGCCAACGCTCAGTAAGAGACCAAGCAAATAATTTCGCACTCGCGCTCAGATCAGTTCTTTTAGCTACTTCCCAGCGATACCACTTCCAGACAATATTACGCACCTTATTAAAGTCTTTACTCGCCCGCGCGAGTGAGAGTGGAACTAGCCCACTCTCGCGCCCATTATCAACTTCACCTGGCACTAGCCACCAGTATTTATCATGTTCGTTTTTTCTTCTCATTTACTCTCTCATTGTGGGGGGTGTAAATGCGTTTAGCATTTCACCACCCTATAACATATTTTATGTTATGGATATTATGGTAAGTTTTACCATAGTTGTGCGACATTTTTACTATAGTTTGGGACATATTTACTATAGTTGTGTCCCATTTTTACCATAGTTACTTTTGGTTTCCGAGCCATAATTGGTGAATAATATTCTCAATTGAGCGCAGCTTTCTTTTCTCCTCAGAGTTTTGTTTGGGTTTATTAACCAATGGTTTACCATGCTCTGCGAGTGCATCAATGATGAGCTGCACTTCTTGTTCACTTACTTGGATTTTTATTAGCATCCTTACTCTCCTTTTTCTTTTTCTTGTTAAATATCCTATCGAAGTTATCTCGATACTCTTGGCTGTATGTCCCGGGGCGAGGTTTGTCGCCTTTACCTGCCATGACTCACCTTTTGGTTATCATCTTTGGGTGGATAGGCATTTGCCACAGCTCCACACTCTTTACATTCAAAAGTAATCTTGAGATTAAAACAGTCGTTGTAATAACTGATATCTGTTTCTTTCACCACCTCCATATTGGCATTGCAATTAAAACATTTCATTTTTTACCTCCCGGTAATTGTTCTACATCAAACCATCCACATGGGTAATTAATCATATTAAAACTCTCCAAAGTTAAATGTTTCTTTATAAGGCTCTAAGACAGCCTCCCTTCTAAACAAGGTTTTGGTTTTGGTATCAACCTCACTGCTGTTTGATTTCACCACCGCGCCCTTGACTACTCTTAATCTGTCGTACTCGACATCATTATCTAAACATATGCGTTCAGCTTCTTCTTCCTCGCCCAACCACAGGGCCATGCATAATCTATGCGAGTCCACGAGACTACTCGCGCCCCGAATCTTTGAACGAATTTGCATGGGATCATCGTCTGCTTGTAATGCAGCTTTACTCATATGATGAATACTTAAACAGGTGGTTTTAAACTTACTGGATATTGAGGCAGCTAACTGACCATACATCTGCCCGGCTTCGTTGTCGCTACTGATCTTTGCAGAGCCACAGACTGCTTGTATGGGGTCTATCACTACCAGTTCAAGGTTAGGTATGGTTTCTAATTCTGCTAACAACTCGTGAGCTTGTTCTGTTAGGCCCATACCAGCCGATGTATCGTTAATTAGTGTTAAGGGTTTAGGTTGATCTGGTATTGTGTAAGCGTAGACATCATAAGGCGCATCAAAGCGTTTGTTGTGTGGGTCTAACGCATTGATTCGTCTGTGCATCTCAACCAAGTCATCCTCGGCACTGATGATAACAACATTGCCACCTTTGGTAATCGGATGGTCAAACCAGTTGCCTTGTCCCTGGCTAATCTTGATTGCAAGATCTAACGCCATCATAGATTTACCCACACCACCAATAGATGCTAGGAGTGCTGGTTTTGATTTCTCTAATAAATTATCTACCAACCATTCTTTCGGTGGTGGCTCTTTAACCAAGCTGCGAATAGAGTGCTGAGTGATACCTAAACCTTGATTAAGTATTTCATATTTAACCCGGTCTAACCCATGTTCTTGGGCCATATCGTTGTAGTCTCCTCTCGCGCTCGGTATGCGTACAAAACTGTTAGGAATAGCAGATGCTACCTCTTTAGCTTTCCTCTCGCCCACGCCACTCTCATCGTTGTCTAGGGCTATGTATAAACGAGCCTGACAAATCTTTCTGATATTACTCACAGCCTCTAGCGTAAAGTTCGCTGAAAACACGCAAACTGTCGGTATCTTCGTTGACTCATAAACTGTAGCAGCAGTGGCATAACCTTCGACTAAAACCAACTGTTCTTGCGTGGCGAGTTGGCTCATCTCACAACCGATTAAAAAAATATTGCCTTTAATTTCACTGGCACTAACAAATCTTTTCTCTCCTTTTTTATCGATATACTGTAAACTACGCAGCTCTCCAGTCGTAGGAGATAACACTGGAACAATTAAACTTTCATTTAACTGTTTCAATCCATAGCTTTTAACATTTTTACTTTTTAGATACTCATGCGAAATGACAGGTTGACAGCTCTTGTACCTTTCTTGAACTTCTTTAGCTACTTCATCCTGCCTAATTTTCTTCGCTACCTCGGCCCGCTTAACAGCTTCTTCCATTTGTTTTTGTAAAGCCTGTCGGTCAACAGGTGCTAATTCATTGGTATTGATGCTAGACCACTTGTGTTGTTCCCCGGTACGCCAGTTGCCATAGGTTGCAAAGTAATTACCAGATAACTCGTTGCACACATACCAGCCAGACTTTTGATTGCCTATATCTGGTTTAACATTTGGTGCTGCTCTAACAGGTACTCTAACGACTGCGCCTGTAAGATCTAAGTGGTTGACAACCAAACCTTGGTTGTTCATCTCTCGCATTAAATCATCTGTACTGTTGCCTTGAATGGCAAAAGTAAAATTCTTATCTATGACTAACCCTTTCTCTCCATAATATTTAGTCAGATCCATCTCTTAGTGTTCTCTCTAATTGTCCTGTCTCGGCTTGTTCATTGGCCCAATTCAGGTATTCCCTTATTGCTTTACCAAAAAGCAACTCTCTCTTATCTCTATCCCATTCGTGCATAACATAAGAACCTGTGTCCTTGGCTATCGTGAGATAGGTGTCTTTAGTTTGTTTGATTGCGTAGTCTAAACCCTCATCACTCATCTGTGCAACATTCTTGAGTCTCTCGCCCTCGCGCACTTTCTTTAAATGAGCCATGCTACACGCACCAAACCATGTTTCATCCTTACCATAAACAAAACCCTTCGCTGGTGCTTTGCAGTAAGCACACAACGAGGGTTTCGATACTAATGGATTAAAAAGGGATCTTGTCGCCAAGATCGTCTTCTTTATTTTCCTCTACAGGTTTAGCCGCAGGTGTAGGTGCTTTAGCCTCTTCGACAGGTTGCCAATTCTTTCCATAGTTTTGGTCTATCTTGAGATAACGCTCATTGTCAGGGTCTCTGATGAGTTGTCCTGAAACTGATTTACCTATTAGCTCATCAGTATTTTTCATGGATGTAACACCCATAGCTTTTAATAAGAGCTTAAGTGATATGTCACCTATCTCTACAGCTTTGGGGTTATCTGATCCTAAAGTGAATGTTGTATTCATTACGATGGTAGAACCATCAATCTCAAAAAACATTTTTAGGGCCACCCAATTGTTTTTACCTGTGATAATTTCATCACCAGCAAAGTGCATTGTGTATCTACCGGGTTCTAAACCTTTACCAGTAGATTCCGTTTCATTGGCATCAAAAGCGTTGCCATTGTTGTATTGCGTTAAGTCCGTCATATTATTTCCCTTTTATTAAAATTAACCTGGATCATAAGAATCATAGTCAGATAAATAATCAACCATGTCCTCACAATCCGTTTCCAAAATTATGAATCTGTGTAATCCGTCAAGTGGCAATGAGTTATCGTCTGGATTAATTTTATCGATAAAAGCATTTAACTTTTTTCGCATCTCTCCAAGCATTAACTTTGCTTCCTCAACCTCTCCTAACTGACTCATTTTATCATCGCCTCACGAATCGTGGGCCAATCAAAATCCATTTCACTAGGAAGACCATATCTATTCTTGGCATGGTAGCCAGGAGCTTCCTGCGTGTAAATTTTTCTATCGCCTTGCAATACTTGTGTTGACATACCACCTTTAGCATTTTTCTTTTGCACGACACCAGTTTTATAATTGGCAAAGAATACACAGTCAGCGTGTTCAACAACTAAGTCAGCAGCTTTTCTATAGAGTTTAATCTGATGCTTGTCATGTGGATCATTGGATGGATCTTCATAACGCTTAACTTCATTGTGTGCAATTTGCAAAATGGTCATGCCTTTTTCATTACGCAGTCTGGTAAGAATATCTAAGTAGTCTTTCCATACCACTAATGCAGCACCATAGCCTTTTCCAAAGCTAGGTGCAGAGATGTCCGCCCATCCATTTTCTTTACACACATGGTCATTAATTAATCTTTCGAGCCAATCCAAGCTGTCCACGACCACTGTTTTAAATTCATGTGAGTCATTGAGTAATGCCAAAAGATATTCTTCAAACTCGCTATATGTTTTTGCAACACCAGTATGTGGACATTCAATTTTACCAATACCATCCTCACACTGAACAATGATTGGACTGTTCATGGTAGATGCAAATGTGGTTTTACCAATACCACCCTTACCATAAAGACAAATAATGGGTGGCTTCATTTTTGCCTTGGATAAAACTTTATCTAATACACTCATTCTACCACCTCAACTTTAGTGTCTTCGCCCTCAACAGCTTCTTTCAAAGCATTGCTGTAGTGCCTTCCAAGTATCTCTAACTTCTCAACTTCAAAGTTAGCGTTAGCAATCACATCCTGTCTTTGTTTATTAACAAGTGTGACTTTGTTATATAGAATCTTATTTTCATCTGATAAGTCTTCTACTTTGTATTCCTTACCATCTTCATCAAAGGTAAAGGTTAGTTCATTTTTTTCTTCAGCCATATTTATCTCCTAGCTTAGATTTATATTCATCACAATCCGCCTTTGCAGCACAAAATCTGCAATGGTCTCCCGCAGCTCGTTGTGGGTTTTCTTCGTCACAAGCATCCGTTGCTTGTTTCAAATCTGTGTCTGCCCAATGCATTAGATTGGGCGAAGAAATTTCATGTGTCTTAATAGCGTTTTTTAATCTTGGTTGAACAATAGTCATTTCTATTGTTATATCCGCATCTTGATCGCCATATCTTAAAAAAGCACCAATAGCATAAATTTTTAACTGTTTATTTTTAACAGCCTCAACAGGCCACTTACCAGATTTAAGATCTATAACGCAAATACGATCTTTGGCTATCAAAATACAGTCAGCAGTACCAAAACATTTATCAGAGATTTCATCCATAAAGACTTTCTCTTCAATCACCATGGTAGCGTTAAGTTCTTCTTTTCTTTTAAAGATGTATTCAACATAAGTCTCAGCACATCTAATCATGTCTTCTGTTACTTCTATTTGGAAATCTTCTATGTCAACAACTTTACCAAGCCAATACTCTTCCAAGCTGATGTCTTTAAGTCTGCCCTTTAATAACATCTCACACATCTCATGGATCAATGTCCCAGTAGCTGCTGCGATATTAACTGTATATTCTGCTGAATAATTCAGGTACGCACTTGCCGGGCAGTTAAACCATCGGTCAGATGATGAAGGACTAAATATCGCGTGAGGCACTGTATAACACCCTTGAACCTTGCTCGAAGTTCTCTACATCTTCCATGTCATAGAGGATTTTTCCTTCTATCTTGTAATATGTTGGGCCAACTTGTTTGCCACGCCAGTTTTCCAATGTCCTGGAACTTCTACCCCAGCGTTTAGCTAACTCTTTAGTGTCAATAAATTTTCTTTCGGTATGCATTTTTCTCCCTGCTTTGATTTACCTGTAGACTAATATACGCTTATCCACTATGATAATCAAGTATTTATTAATTTGGAGATGAAATATGAGTATAGATAATTTGACACCCCAAGAATGGGATCAAGCAATCGACAGTTTGGCTATAAATAAACAAGTAGGCGGACAACACTACAAGCGTAATGGTATCCAACCAGTTGAATATATATATGCTAACAATTTGTCGTTTTGTATAGGTAATGTTGTAAAACTAATTACTAGAGAAAAAGTAAATAAAGTTGAAGACTTGCTAAAAGCAAAACATCACATTGACCTGGAACTGCAACTCGTACATGGAGTAGACGGAGAGGGTAATAAAATAGGCAAATACACCAAAGAGGTAAAGGTCTAGGAGTATGAATATGAATTTAGCAGACTTTGACGATCCAATTCTTGAAGAAAGAAATGGTAGAAAACCTGTCTATATGGATAGTGTTTTAGTGTCTGACTTTATTAAATTTTGTCGTACAGCAAATAAAGATCCACATAGCGTTGCTGAATACCTATTAAAACTAGGTATTCACACCGCTAATAAGGATGATGTTTGTATAGATATTAATAACTTATAATTATCTATTAGCTACGATGCTATGAATGTGTTGGCTCACAACATTAGCATTGCCTATCGCTTTCTCTTTATGGATATGTGCATATCTTTGAGTGGTCGCTACATCTGAGTGGCCCAATAGATTACCAACCTCTGATAAATTGACTTTCTCTAATGACCATGAGGCATACGAATGTCTAATGTCGTGCAGTCTAGCATCCTCGCACCCAACCTCTTTGCGTATGACATCCCATACATATCTGGGTGAATCTATGTCAAAGATTCTCTCCCCCACGCGCTCACACTTGTCTAATATCTTTTGCACCCCGGGAGTAATAAAGATAATACGATCCTCGCCTGAGTGGTCGGTCTTATGATCTTTAATCACCAACGCATTGCCTTTGATATCAGACCACTTAGCGTTTCTAATCTCACCCACACGCGCCCCAGTATAAATAAGCATCCATAGGAAGTTGCAACCTTGCTTGTATCTTGCTTTATTGCCCAAACGATCAAGCTGCTCAGTAATGGCAATCAGCTCCTCGTTGGTCAAATAGCGTTTGCGTTTAATCTCACGATTTTTACCAATGTTTAATGCCGGGTTGTTTTCTAGGTAGCTAAAGGTAATAGCCAAGTTAAACATAGCCTTGAGGATAGAGAGACATTTATTGGAGGTATAAGGAGATCTCTCAGACACATCGAAGTGTAGCTGTGCTATGTCACCTCTGATGATGCTGTTTATCTCTCTATCGCCAAGAGCTAATCGGATGTCGTTGTCATAAAACTGTTTAATGCGTTTAACAGTCTTAGCACCACGCCTGTTTAGATCTTTTGTGTATAAATCAAATAATTCGTTAAGTGTCATACTATCTCCCTATAGTGTATTAGTGTAGTTTAAGGGGTTTTGTATTTTATTGCAAATCTTTAAGTATGTCTTTGATGTTTTTAACAGCATCATTGTTTTTCATGTGTTCATCAACGATGGTTAGTTGGCCTTGTTCTAAGGGTTTAGAAAACACCACATTTCTGTGGGTTATAGAAACAAAAGCAAACACATCTATCTCATTATCTTTGTATTTTCTGTGTGCAACTCTTTGACCTTTACGCATATCAAACCGCCAATTACCTCTGTGTTCTTCTATTTGTGATTGAGTTTTGACCTGGCACTTATACAGCTTTAAGTTGTGTTCAAAGATGATGTCTGCGGATGCGTTGTGGGGAACAATCGTTACTGTGTCAGAAACTTGAGAGAGGATTGCTGCTGTGAGATATTCACCAAAACGACCAACTCGTTCTGTTGCAAGGGGCATGGGTTAGTTTAATAGACTGTTTAAATACCTCATTCTGTCTATTTTTTCTTGTTCAGACTGAGTTTTAGGGTCAGTTAATGCGCTTGATATTGGTCTTTGTGTTCTAAGAATATCTCCAGTCGGAACTTTACCTAAAATTCTTTGAGCTTGACCAGCTTTTAAGGCAGCCTCACCCATGAGTCTAGGCGATGTGAATGGTAAAACAGCTAAAGCAGCAAAATTAGTAAATGGGGAAACAGCAGCAATTGTTCCAGCGGTAGCCGCTTGTAAACCCCTTGGTGTTTTACTGCTCAATGCTTGTCCAGCTAATTGTGGTAATAAATCTGGATCAAGATCTTTTAATATATTTAATCTGTTTCCATAATTTGTATTAACATTATTACGCATAACAGATTGTAATTTTCTTAAAGCTGTTCCTGCTGCGGTCTTATTACCAAGACTTAGCTCTTTCATAATTTTCTTTTCTAAAGAAATAGCTTGTTCATAAGCCTTCATTACTTTTCCGTATTCTGGTGCTTCTGTAAGAATTTGTTTTTTTATTTTATTTCTTATTTCAGATACAACCAAACCAGAATCGCCAACATTTAAACCTGATGGGTATTCAGCATCTACCCTTCTTTTAAGCATATCCAAGCCTTTGGCGTTGTGTAATTTTGGATTCGCTTCAAACTGCTCAATAATTTTTTCTATTTTATTTAATTTTTTTTGAGCTTTTTCTGATAATTCAGACATACCTTCAAATTTTTTAGAATCAACAAATTCATTGAACGATTGTCTAACTTTACCAATATCAACAGGAAGTTGATCTAATTTTAAATTAGCCTTTGTTTTTGTATAATCTTCACCTCTTTTTATTGCTTGTTCTTTTAGTTTTGCTGTAGCTTGTGAAACTACATCTAGTCCATCAGAATCTCCACGCATTTCGCCAGTAAACAACCTTTCAATATCTCCGCCTGTTTGTCCAGCTTTGACAGCTTGTCGATAAGCCTCTCCTCCTGTACCAGTTGTTAGACCAAGTACATCACCTGCCACTTGACCAGTTTTTTGTGTAGCCAGTTTTCCTCCCTGATAAAGATATTCTACTGGATCTACTTTTTTACCAATCTCAGAGATAACTTGACCTGTTTTTTGTAAGCCCGGAATTTTAGTGACTAACGCACCACCACCCCTTAAAAGCATTGCTGCATCAGCTAATATACCAGCAGGGTCTTCTGCAAAAGTTTCTCTGATATTTTCCATACCGCCATACCTATTAGCTAAATATTCGCCTACAGCTTTTGCTGTTTTTTCATCAGGTTGTTCACCTGGTATCGTTAATTCAATAATTCCCTTACCAAGACTATAAGTGGATTTTAGAAATTCTACAGGCGCAATAAGCGGCTGAATGATATCTTTCCCTAATTGAAGAGTGCTTGGAATAATATTTTGAGCAGCTCGACTTAAAGTTCCTTGTGGAATATTTATATCTTTAGCATCAACAGAAGTGTCACCTTGTGTTTCTCCAAATTTTATTCTTCTTAACTCTTCAGGGCTTCTCATAATTATTGTTTTTTATATCTTTTATCAACTTCTTTTTGCAAAACTTGAAAATAAATTGAATTTGCATCTGTATTTAAATACTCTCTTTCTAAAGCATCATCATCTAAAATATTCATGTCTTGCTCATAAAAAGACTCTAAATCACTTCTAAATTCTTCTGCTCCATATTTTTTAGGTTTAAATCCAGCAAGAGTATTATTTTCTTGGTAATACCTAGCTGCATCGTTTTTATAATTTTCTGCTTTTTCAATCCTGTTAATTAACTGAGTTAATCTTTCTATGTTTTCTGCTTCACTTAAAAGTGGATTGTATGCTCTTTGAATCAACAGCTCTCCCTCTCTTTCTGAGAATTGACCACCCAAAATAGCTTTTAAACTTAACTGTGCTACACCTGCTATTCTATCTTGAACTACAGCTCCCTCAGGATTAAAAAACGCCTGTGCCATTGGGAATTTTGTTAAAACTCCCTGACTTACACCTGTAATGCTTTCACCAGATTTTTCAGCATCAACCAAAGTATCTCTGACTCCTTTTAAACTTTCTAAATAAGTTGCTTCAGTGCTACCACCACCTTTAACCAACCATTCGGTTGTGTACCATTTTCCAAATTCTTCGTCTGATTTAATTTGTGCATCAGTTAAAACAGTTTGACCAATTCTTCCTTGTTCAGCAGCCTTTTTTTGAGCTTCAATTTGTGCCAATCTTTCTGCATCATATTTATAAGCACCCAACCCAGCTTCAGCATTTCTAATTGCTATACTAAGATCTTTATAACCTTTTGAATTTGGATCTCTAAATTTGTCTCTTTGTTTATATAAAGAGTCTATATATTTAACATTTTGCTGTAAGGTAGAAGCCTTAGGCCCTTGCGCTGCCAAAAGGTTTGCATTTCTTATTTCAGATTGTGTTTTTTGTCTTTCTTGCGCTCTTCCAACAATGTCACGACCTGCAAATGCATCAGATAACCTTGATGCTAACTCACGCATACCAGCGGTTTTTGCTGCTTCTTTTTGTTGGTTATAAAAAGCTAATTGTTGTGGGTCTAATTCTTGTAATTGATCTTGTTTTAAAATATCTGCACCACCAAGTCGAGAAACATAGTTTCCACCCATTGATTGTAATTTATTAAAAAAATTCATATGTTTTCCTAACTAAATAATCCAGCGATTGTACCTAAGATATCACCCGCGCCAGTTTTCTTTTTATCTCTTTGACTTATCAAAGAAGGCATACCAGACAGGCCAGAAAGCAAAGTACCAAGCTGTTGTTGACCATAACCAGAAGCTCGTAAGAACTCGTTGTAGGCTTGATCCATAGCTCTTTGTTGTAGTTGCTGTTGTTGTTGTCCAACGCCACCTAATAAACCTAAAGCTCGGTATTGATCTTCTAACTGACCACCAAGCAATCCAGCTTGTTGTTGTCTTGCCCGGAGTTCTAATTCTGGTTGCATCATAGCTGTACGACCTGCTATGTCTAATTCTGCCATACCAGTTTGTTGTGCTAAACGCGCTTGTTCTAATGCACGAGCTTGTGCTTGTTCTGCACCTAATAATCCAGCTTGTTGCTGTAATTGAGCTTGTTGTATTGCTCTTTGTGCTGCAATATCTTGACCTGCAAGACCTGCTTGTTGGGCTAAATCTGCTTGTCTTAATGCTCTTTCTCTTTCAGCACCAAAACCAGTTAATCCTGCTTGTTGTTCTAGCTGTGCTTGTTGCAAGGCTCTTTGTTGGGCTTGTTCAGCCCCAAAGACACCTAATTGTTGCTGTCTAGCTAAATCAGCTTGAGCCGCTTGTTGTGCTTGTTGGAAACCAGACTGTCTTAAACTAGCTGCTGTTCTTGCTGCTTGTTCAGCAAAAGGTCTAGTTGCTTCTGATTCAATTAATGCAGAACGAGAGCCACCAAATGCACCAGATTTTATTGCCCGGGATTGTGCTTGACCTCTAGCTAAATCAGATTGTCTCTGAATATCTTGTAAAGCAAAGTCTATAACTTGTTGTTGGTATGGTGATTGGTAAGCACTAATATCAGCATCCAGTAAACCTCTAAATTGTGGAGCTTGTACTGAACCTATTTGTGCAGCAGTTGGCCCTTGCAATTGTTGTATGGTTGCCCCACCAAATGTTGGCATTGTTTGTATAGTTGCTGCCTGTGGTGCAGCCACTTGACCGATTTGTGCAGTTCTGCCTGTTACCGGGCTAATAGTTGGCGTGGGCGCGGTTGCCAATGCTTGTAAACCAGCGCGTGGATCATACTGTTGAGAAGCACCAACCATACCTCGGGTTGCTTCAAATTGTCTTAATTGATCTGGATTAAATCCAGCAACTTGTGCGCCCGTGTATGGAATAAATGGTTGTTGTGAGATACCTTTACCAAGGCTGTAAGCCTCTTCGTACATTTGTTTTTGCCATGCTGGCAATTCTTGTTTTGATGTAGTTGATCCTTTGCTCATAATTCTTTGCTAATTAAATGTTCTGATTTAAAGCCTAAATGGCTTATTTTTTTTAACCATCCTTTTCTACCACCGCCATATAATCTTTTACAACCAGCGGCTTTTGCAAATGCCTCTAAGGATGGCAACATATCCTCTAACTCCTTGTAATCACCACCACAAAATAGCAAGTTCATTGCTGTATTTTGGGGGAATACTACAAATTCAGTTATCATAGCCGACTTCTTAGCTGGCCATAAATG